TTGTCAGTGGTGGATACAGGGGCGGCGCCCCACGAAACCGCACCGTCGCCGATGCGAGCTTTTGAACCCGCCCGCGCCTTGTCGACCAAGGCCAGGTGGTTGATCTTGATGTTCTTCTGCTGAGCGTCGTAGGCGGCGCCATCCGCAGTGATGCCGGCAGTCCAGTCGAGTTCGCAGGAGTAGCCCGCCGACAGTTCCCGCTTGCCGTCCTCGACGCTCTTGATCGCCTTGGCGTCCTTCAGGATCAGCGGAAGCATGATCCACTCGCCGTCCTTCTTGGCCGCCGTGCTGACTTCGCCGACAGCAAGGGCTTTCCAATTCTCGGCCGAAACGGATTCGGCTGGGTGATCGTTCGTCACCGGTGCGTGGGTGAAGGACTGCAAGCTTGCATCGGCGAAGACCTGATCTGGGCCGCGATACACCCGCACCACGGACAGGTCAGGCCGCCCAACCTCACTGCCGGCATATAGCTGGATGCCCGTGCGCACGGCGCGCGCTTCGGCTACCAGATAGCCGTCCTCGGTCCGCCGCGTTCCTGCGACGGCCACAGCGTCAACGAATTGCATCGTCTATTCCTCGGTGATGTTCGATTGCCAATCTTCCTTGACCTCTTGGAAGATTTCCGGCCCGAGATGAATTTCGCCCTGATACGGCTCAACCGTGCTGAGGTCGGACGGAGCGCCTTCGTAACTGATCGTGATGTGCGGCTGGTATTCGTCGTGATCCCAGGACGCACCCTTGTCGACCATCTCATCGTGTCGCCACCGGAGCATGTTGGAGGCGAAGAGCAGCACTGTCGCCCCTCCGAACTTCTCCATCAGCCGGGCGCCGCCACGCGGGATCTTCACCTCGTCTTCCCAACTGGATCCCATCTGCATCCAGTCGACGACAGCGCGGGAATACGTGATGGTCACGTGCATCTCGGATGCCGGGAGCGTCGAGGTGAAGCCCTGTGCTTTGGCCCATGCGACGATCTCGGCGCCGTTCAGCACGTCACGACTGACGTAGAGCGTTCGTGGAGCCGCATCTTGCGTGTGGGTGCCATTACCCGGCTTTTGTTGCTGCGGCGTCTGCTTGGCCTGTTCCAGCGCGAGGGCGGCGGCCTGTTCCTCGATGGAAGGCTCTTGCTCGGACAGCGAGCCATATTCCTCGATCGCGGTATCAAGCCCGGGCAGCACTCCATCCTCGACCAACCGATTGACCAAGGCGTCGGACAGGGCGTCACGCGGGATGATCTCCTGACCTGCCGAGCTACCAACAAGCTGCCGGGCGGCGTCCGCATTGGTCTTGAAGATGTCCGCCATCTCCTTTTCGCTCATCTGCTCCAGCGGCGCCCACTGGTAATAGACGTCAGGCGAGCTTGCCCCGGCCGATCGCATCAGACACTCGTCAAGCCGCTGCATGGCGGGCTGGAAATCAAGCTCCTGCATGGCCTGGATGCGATCATGATAGTTCTTCATGTCGCTCTCGCCGGTCGAGTTCATACCGGCGGGCGATTGGCCAAGAAGGCGTGTGACCGGGATATCGGCGGCGCCGGAAACGATCTGCATGAAGGCCATCAGGATATCAGTCAGGCCGCCCATCGCTGCGGCCTTGCTCTCATATTCCTCTTCAGCGTCGAGGATCAGTGTCCCATTTATGCCTTTGATCATGTTGGCCAAGGTGTAGCGGGAGAGAACCTTCTCCTCGTAGGCCTTATTGCCGATATTGGCCGAGAACTGCGGCACCTTGATGATGTCGATCTTCGCCTCAAACACCAGGCTCGCGATGTTTCCCGCGGTGCTGTCGGCGTTCTTGATTGCATCCAGGGTGGCGGTGAGCACGCTTTCGCCCCAACCATTCCACATGCCGACGCTGAGATCATCATCCGGCACCATGGCGCCTTGGAAGATGGCGAGCCGGGACGGATGGATGGTCAGCATTTCACCGTTGGCACCGCTCACCGTATAACTGCTCGGCTTGCCATAGAATTCTGACGACGGGTCGCGCTCGATCGCCTCCGCCTTCAACTGTCGGCGCGTCAGCACCGTGAGGTATTTCAGCCCGGCCTTGCCCACCCTCTCGGGCTCAAGCGGCGATGCCGGATCACTGTCACCCGTCCCAATGAGGATTGCGGCACCACCGAAGAGCCTCGCCTTCTTGACTGCCTCCAGCACCTTCACCTTGACCCCGAGACGCTTTTCCTCGTTCTCAAGGGCCTCGATCTGCGCCTTCTTTGCCTGCCAGTCCCGCCACTTCCGGCACCCGTCCAAGGCCGGGATATCGACGATCTTTCGGGGCAGCCAGGCGCCGCGATAAGCATTGATGATCTGATCATCGGTCAGTAGCGGCGGCGCATAGAAGGTAGTTGCTGCCTTATCCCTGTCGGTCCCCATGCGGGATACAAGGCTCTGCAGCCCATCCCTGAGCAAAGAGACGACATTACCCATTGCGGTCCTCAGAAGTTGTCGAAGGTGAATGTCGACCCAAGCGCGAGCTCGTTGAGCGCGTCAGCAAAGGCGTCGACCTGGTCATCAAATTGGCCGTTCGGGAAGCTGCAGACCTCGTCGAGGAAGGCGGCATTCCACGATCCCCGGACAAGTTTCACATTGCCCGCTTCCGATTGCGCAGATGCCGGCCGTGCTCGCGTGGCCTTGTCACCAGTCGGAGGCACGACTTTGATATCGTGCCCTGCCAGAAGGATGACTTTGGTTTCGGCATCGGCTTTACCGGCCGCGCCAGGGTCTTGCGGCATGCGTATGGTGACATTCAGTCCGTCTTGCGAGGCGTAATTTTTGAGCTTGCGATTGACCTCGTTTGCAGACCACCGGCCTCGGTCTACATCCTCGACGTAGAATGTCCCTCGATGCCAGGCCATCCGCAGGCCCACAGTCCAGTCGGGCTGTTTCCCGGGCTTCTCCTTGGATGCAGCGAAGTCCCACGCCCTGACTCGCTTTGCACCCGCCGGCACCGCATCGACGATCTCGAAATCGCCGCGCTGAAACATGCCGCCGGAGCGCGGCGCCGGCCGCTGCTGGAATTGACCGGCCACGGCATAGGAGCCCATCGGCACCTTGTCGCGGTCGACCACTTCCCGAGGAAACCGCTCCGGAAAGAGCAGTTCGCCCTCATAGGTGCGAGGATCCTCGAACCCTATCGCCGTCTTGCAGGCCCGCTCCGGCTCGAACTCCATGGGGAGCATCAGGTGCTCATACCCAAGCCCGAGTTTGATGATCTGGCCGGACACATCCTCTTCGTGCAGGCGCTGCATGATGACGATGATCGCCGAGTTGATCGGGTCGTTCAGGCGGGTTGGCACCGACTCCCGGAAGATGCGGGCGGTATTGAGCCGTTCCGCTTCCGATTCCGCCGTTTCCGTCGAATGCGGGTCGTCGATGATAACCCGGTCGCCGCGGCCACCGGTCAAAGAGGCAAACGGGACACCTTCACGAAACCCTGTCTTGGTGTTGGCGAACGATGCCTCACCAGCACGGACAAGCTCAACCTCTGGCCAGAGCGAGCGATACCACTCCGACTGCACCAGATCGCGCATGCGGCGGCTGTCGCGCTTAACGTACTTCTCCGCATAACTGGTCGTCAGATACCGAAGCGATGGCCTGCCCTGCGGTCCCCATTCCCAGGCCGGCCAGAGCACCGAGGTCAGCAGCGACTTCATCGTGCCCGGCGGCACGTTGATCAGGAGGCGATTGATCCGCCCCTCGGTGATCGCCTCGAGATGCTTGCAGACCGCGTCCAGGTGCCAGCCATGGACAAATGTCGAATTCGGCTCGACGACATGCCAGGCCTCACGGACGAACCCGGCAAGTGTCTGGCAGCGCGCACGGATGCGCTCGGCATCCTTGGCAACGCTATCTCGCTCACGCTGAGCCGCCCGCCTCGCCCTCTCCGCCCTGATCTCCGCCATCGAAGGCAAGCGGCCCGAGGATCGATTCAAGGCGATCGAGTTCATCGTCACTCAACTTGGTTAGATCGTACGTGCCGACAGAGCCGGAATGGTGAACAGACTGCGAGGGCTTACCCCATGCCCGATCAAGCAGACTATTCGACGCCGATACCTTGGCA